AGAATTTTCAACTTTACCCCCCAAGCTAGAGAAGTCTCTAATCCCCCTATTTTCCGGCGAAACCGGGCGTACCCCCCTTCGTATCCTATGGATTTTACGCTGGACATAGACGGTTGTCCCTTTAACCTATCAGATCGTGTAAAACTTACTGTATTTAGACGTGTACCATAATTGCCTAGTAAGGCTAACCACGACTCCGCAAGTACATCGACCCGAATCTACCTCTTTTTTCACCAACGCTAGAGCTGGCGAAACCCGTTGGTAAGGCACCGCAGTTATTTTACTTCCCCGGCCAAATAGCACCGCGCATTCAAGCGAGCTAACACTGCCGCGCAACGCTGATTCACCCTGTGCGATCATCAACTGTTGGATACGTTCCGAAGGTAAACTCATTAGCTTCCTCCTGGACGAGTATTGAGTGCAGGAGCAAGTATCGATATATAATATTGCTCTTTTTCGTCAAGGAGAGTTATATTCTCAACTACTTCAAGGACTCTAAAGGAGAACGTGTCGGAAGCTTCCTTATAGGCATAGTATAGCTTTGCGACCGTCCCCGAGCTAAGATACGGAGATTCTAAGCTCATTGAATGGTATGCATATCTTTTTTGGAGATTGAGTGTTTGGCCGACGTATTGTAATGTACCTGCATCGTTCTGGATTACGTATATGCCCGGATAGTTTTTGCTTTGGTATGACATGGTATGCTTCAACAAGACATGCTCCTTACCCGCTATTTTACCTGGTTTACCTTTGATCATTGGTATTTATATTGAACCCGCTCGGAATCCCTTTAAGAAGCGGTTTTTAACCGGCTAAAAAGTATTCTAGAAGCGCAATAAGAGCGAGGAATTCTCCCGCCGAACTTGCAAGAAAGGGAGCTATTGTGCTGACTTTCGGGAAAAAAGCAAGCAAAATTTTTTGCCGGGATAAGCTCCCGGCCGGCTCTGAACGGTTAGGCTTCGAAGCTTTGATTGGTGTAGTCGTTGACGAGTTTTGCTATCATCGCTTCCAGCGTGGTGCCGATTTGCTCGACGCGGTCAGGCCAACGCTCTGCGACTGCCAACGCTTCCTCCTCACCCCATGCTGCGTCAGGCCAGGGAATCTGGACGTGATCCTCTTCCTTGGCGAACTCACGCGTAAACGCCTCCGCGGCAGCTTGAGCTACCTCTCGGGCGATACGCTCTCGGGCGATGTTGGATATGCGAATTTGCGCCATGTTTATTGGACTCCTATCGGGATAATTTGGGTAACGGGTTTGAACATGTCTTCGCACTCGACCGTGAATGGGATTCGGTACTGCATGAGTGCCCGCCCTAGCCTACACGATTCGATCTCGTTTGGCATATTGCATACCAAAACCTTGAGGGTTAGCGGCTCCCTCCCGGGATACTCGACCTCTCGGGTCGATTGCACGCTATACTGCTTGAGGGCTTGAATCAAGCTAAGCTTAGTGGGGTAGTGCGTCGATTCGGTATAGTTAGGCATTTGCTCTCTCTAGGCTAAGTAGCACGCTAGGGGGCCTAAACCGCACCCCCTAGCTGATCTGGCTTAAACTACCGGCGCCAGCCGACCTTATTCGTTGGGCTGCTCGTTGAATTCCGGCTCGCCGTTGACGGTCTCGCCAGGAGTGGCTTCGTCGATCACCGCGTCCGGATTGCTGACCTGCGCCACCGGGGCCTGAATCGCGCCGCTCTTGATCGCCGCAAACGCTGCTTTCATGTTCGCGCTGAGCTGCGCCTTCTCTTCCGGCGTCCACTTGTGGGACTTTTCCTTGAGTGTGGCGCTCAGTTTCTCACGTTCTTCCGGCGTCCACTTGTGCGCGGAGGCCTTCATCTTCTCACTGTGGGCCGCCTTCTGCTCGTCGGTCCACTTTTTGCCTGAACCCTTCCCGCCTGCCTTAGCGGCCAGAGCTGCCGCCAACTGAGCCTGCAGGTCGACGATCTGAGCATCGCGCTCTGCTACCATATCCTGAAGTTCTTTGTTGCTGGCCATCGTATTGCCTCCCGTGATTGTTTGCTGCGCCCCTAATTGGGCTTCGCTTATGAGATAATTATAACATGGATTTGGGTAAAAGTTTATGAGCCTTTACCCAAATCGAGAAAACTGATGCGGGCTTGCTTATAGCCGGACTATCTGGATGAAGACCGTTTCGACTGGCTCAGGGTCGTATTCTTCTGGCCAGTCACCCACGAAAACATCTTTCACGCCGAAGTCCAGACTGTTAAAGACCTGGTTGACTTCCTCGTAAACCTGGTCTGTCTCGCAATCGATCTGGACGTTCGCATCTTGAGGAAGCTGTTGGAGCTTGGCGATCAGTTCTGCTACTGTCATGATTGATCCTGGAATACCTTCTCGTCGTTTGTGTAGATGAAACCGGAATTCATTGCTGTGAAGATGGCCCCCTGCACAGTCTGGTGAGGGACATGCTTGACTGCCCGACGATACGTACCGTTCTTGGTGAGGATGTAGTAACGGTAATACACGTCCGTGGAATCCTTTGGATGGTAGACGTACTTACCTGCTACTATGAGGGGAAGTGTTTTACCTCCGATGACTCTGGTTCTTTGCTGGCTCATTTTGGAATACCTTTTGGTTAGTGGGCTGGGTCTAGTCCCTGCCCTATGATTAATTATATCACGCTTTGCGGGGAAATTACATGAACGTTTTGGAGGGAGGAGCCTTTCGACTCCTCCTTCGCTTGGGTTAGTATATCAGCTTCCAGAGCTCACTTTCGAGCTGGTCGACTCGCTCAGTCAAGGCTTCGATAGCAACCTCCCGGGCTTCGAGAGCTTCGTCGCTATACTCTCCGAACATCTCTTTGAATTGATACTGCTGAACTGCTCGCATCGCGACCGCCATTTTGTAATCAATCAGGAGGTTCAGGTGGCGCTTTGTCTCAGTCAGATGCTCATCCTGATTGATCGCCTGGCTCCACGCTCGGTTAGCGTCTCGGATATAACCTTCGGGCTCGCCTTCGTGGAGTCGCTCATCACGTCGTACGAACAGAGTCTGGCGAATCATTTCTGATTCTGGGCGGCGAGGCTCGGTCGGATGCTCCCACACAACCGTAATGAAGTATTCATTGACAATATCAATTACCCGACCCTTGTACAGGTGATCGTACTGATCCACTACGTCGCCTTCACGCGGCGTAACCTCGGAATCCTTGTAGCTATCCAGCTCCAAATCCATGATACAACTCCTTTTGAATAGTTGGGTAATCCACCCATTTGGAGAGACTCCTTTCGCAGTCTCTCCTGATCGACGGATTACGTTCCAGATGTCGCAAACCAGTTTGGCTGAGTCCGTATAGTCTGTTTCTTCATTAGTACCACACGTCCGCCTGATCGCGGTCAGTCTGGGCGGCTACCAAAGCCGTCTGTTGTAACCCACGAATCGCTTTCCCGGCTGTTGCGTGGTTAACGCTAGACCGCGATTTAACAAGCCGTCTAGCTTCAACGAATTCCTCAGTCGTAAGTTCTGATTGCTGTACTTCAGTCGGCTTTGAGGTATTCTTACGGAAGAACTTCATGTTATTACTCCATTTGAATAGAGACGGTAAAGTCCGTCTATCGGATATATGAATCTAGATATCCTAGACTCATATACCCTAAGGCTTACTTTACGACTTACGCATATCCTTAATGATCGCAAACGCTGATTTCATCGTCGCGCTCATTTGAGCTTTCTCTTCGTCGCTCCATTTGTGAGCGCTCTGTTTCATGGTCTCGCTCATGCGCGCTTTCTCTTCAGGAGTCCATTGATGCGCTTTCTCCGCCATGACCGCCTTAAGGTTCGCTTTCTGTTCTTCCGTCCATTTCTTACCACTCCCTTTACCTCCCTTTGGTTTCGACTCCAGCTCAGTAATCCGAGCTTGTAACTCCGCAATACGGATATTCTGTTCGTCGATGATAGCTTGTAGTTCTTTATTGGTAGCCATTATAGTACTCCCTTTTGTATAGTATTGGAGAAATACTCTCCTTTGTAAGAATGAATCTCTCGATTCATTCCTACTGAGGAGGTTACTTATCCTTCTTCAGAACGACGTTCGTAATCCCGTTCGTATCGATTACGATAATATCAACTACGTAAGGAGTCTTTCCGTCTCCAATATAGAATCGGATAGGATTATCTAGACTCGCCGTACTCCGACCATTCTTCAAACGGTTGATCAGATCTAGGATTGTATTACGCATGATGTTACTCCTTTATATAGTATAGAGAGATACTCTCCTTACTACTAACATATCAAACGATATATTAGTACTAAGGAGGTTATCTCCTTATTCACCGTCCGTATCTTATTCCGTTAGACAAAACTTACGTCTACCGTTCTTCACCGATGTTATTTAATCGTATTTGATTGTTAAAGAGCTACGCCGTTTTGTTTTGTTAAGCGTTTTGGTTTTGTTAAATTTGTTACCTTAAACTTATCTATATTATATAGCAGAAGCTCCCTTTTTTACATGAGAACAACGCTGCGTTTTCTTCTGTCGTTTCCTTCCGTCTTTGTCAAGGCTATATTAGTCTATATAGTCTAGACGTATATAGTCTTACATAGTGTTAGGTTGACCTAACTTATTTGTTAGTCGGCCCTCAACAGTTTGTTAGTCGCGCCTAACTTAATTGTTAGTTGGACCGGCGGATGAAAGTTAGACCCATCTAAAACGCAGGTGGACGCGGAGGCCAATACTCTACGAAAACTTTTTAGCTAACCTTGCTCAAAATTTACCCGAGAATGCCCGATACGATAATTTCGGCTGGACGTGTGGGGTATAATATAGACATAAGCGGGATTCAACCACCCCCATAAAAGAGAACATGAAACCTTTCGGCCGCATTTACGTGATCACGAATCTCATTACGCATCAACAATACGTCGGGCAGACGACTCGCACGCTAGCAGCTCGCTGGGATGATCATCTACATAATGCCGCCGACCCGAAAGAACATCGCCGCCTCTGCGTCGCTATTCGCCGATACGGGCCCTCCTCGTTCATCATTAAGGAGCTACGTGTCTGCTATTCCCGCGCCGAGCTCGATCGCTGGGAGAAGATTTATATTACTCGTCTTAATACCTTTATAACCGGCTACAACATGACCCCGGACGGCCAATATCATCATCGTACCCACTCTAAAAAAACCTCTCAGCCCCCGCATTTTAACCGGCCTTTCCGGCTTTTAAAAATGATCGCGTGGAGCCTCTCACATAATGAATAACAGGCGCCAGGACTTCCTAAATAACATCCTCCCGTCCGTCCCCCAAATGCCAAATCACCCGGCGGAGCACTACACCCCTCAGGAAGTAGCCAAAGCCCTTTATGATTCTCATGGAATGACGGGAAAGGCCTGTAACCTCCTCGGCATGTCCCCTTCCACTTTACGGCGGTACATGAATGACTACCCCGAGGTAATGGAAGCGTACACAAGGGGTAAAAGCGATTTTGATGATGTCGCGGAGGAGAAACTTTTTGAGCTTGTGGAACAAGGCAATTCCAATGTCGTCATGTTTTATAACCGCACCAAAAACGCCTCCCGCGGTTACCGTGAAAAGCTGGAGATCGACCTCATCCCTTACGAACTTCAACAGCGTCTCCAAGCTGTCTGCGACAAGCGAGGCCTTAACGTCGAACAGGTTACACAACAACTCATCGATACCTTAGAGCGTATAGAAGTCATTGAGGGTCAGGCTCAAGTACGCCCCCTCTCGCAGGTCGAGTCAAACGCCCCGGACACGTCTACACTGCAAGCCGAGGGCGATAACCCTGTGCGAAATACGGTGAGCGAATGAGTACCGCAGCAAGCTCCCCGAGACCGCAGTCGCCTCTCATAAGGGATGTTATAAATGAGACACTACGAGGGCTTGGACAATCCGAAAACATAACGTGGAGAGCCCCGCAGAATACGCCCGAAGCGGACTACCTACGCTCGGTGGAGAGAGTATATGGAGACGAGGCGTTTTATGAGGAAGAGTGGCGTCGGCGGAACATAACTCAAGAGCACATAAATAAGTTTACGGCTGCGGGTATTGCAATGCAGCCGAAGCAGTTAGATTTTATGGCGTTAGCACGCCAATGTGACGACCCGAATGGCCCGGATGAGATTGGGTTAGGTGGCGCCCGCGGTGGTACGAAGTCGTTCAGTGTGTTTTCGCAAGTTACGTTGGATGACTGCCAACGGTGCGACGGGTTAAAGGCACTACATTTAAGAAATACCGCTCGAGGAATGTCGGAGCAACTCGAAGACCTTGCTTATGCTGTACTTCGTCATTATCCTGGCGCCGAGATTAAGAGAAACCGTATCGACTTTGAGAATGGATCTCGCGTCATTGTGGGCGGGTATAACGACGATCGTTCGGCGATGGCGTATTTGGGGTTAGAGTATGACATTATTACTGTGGAAGAGGCTTCAAGACTATCGTCAAAAGCTCACGAACATATTCGGGCGTCGAACCGTTCGAGTAAGTATGCAAATAACGGACGACCGTGGAGGCCGCGTCGATACTATACAACGAATCCGCTTGGCGTAGGCCACATGTTCTTCAAGAAACGCTTTGTGGATAATGAGAGAGCTCGTCTGTTAGGTAAGCCGTACGACCCGAAGCATAGATTTATTTTTACTACAGTTGATGATAATCTCTTCTTGAACCCGGAGTACGCTGCAACGCTCGATGAAATGACGGGCGTAGAGTATCAGGCGTATAGATTAGGTAACTGGGACGTATCTGCAGGTGCATACTTTGATCAATGGAATGAACTAATTCACGTCATTCCAGCGTTGACAGCTAGAGACGTCGAGAAGACCATGATTGAGTTATGGTGCTCGATGGATATAGGCTTCCAGCACTGGAATGCCGTGCAATTACACGGGCGAGATAGATACGGTAACACGTATACGATCGATGAGATGATGCATCGCCAAACTCACCCGCCTGAAGTTGCGGCAGACGTTCTTGAATGGCTAGACGGGTACGGGCTACATATTAGTGACCTGAGAGTATTTACGGCAGGTACGGACGCCTTTGCAGAAGACTCTTCGGCTCAACAGACTACCGATGAGCAATATGCGGACGCGGGTATCATGTTAACACCTGCAGAAGTAGGGCCAGGTTCGCGAGTTGGTGGGGCTCAGTTAATCTCTCGCCTCTTAGGTAACCCGGAACAAGGTCGTCCAGCGATATGGGCCTGTACTGAGAAGTGCGAATACTTGAAAGAGTGTTTGCCTTTCCTGGAGAAGAACCCGAATAAGCCGGAGGACGTATTAAAGGTCGATGCCAACGACTCTGGAGTCGGCGGTGACGACCCATACGATTGCTTAAGACACGGGATGTACATGCCCGGTTTATCTACGATCTCGTAGGACAATAATGGCGCCACCGAAGGTACCTCAACCGATTATCGATCAGGGCGGCCGCTTCATCGACACTGAGAGCGGTCTTTGGGTACCTCAGTCATATACTCGGAGCGTGAGTTCGTTGACGCAGACGAACATCGAGTCCGCAATTAACGCCCGAGGGTTTAACTTGGGTCAGGCATTAGATAGGGACCCAAACACGCTTGCAGTTAAGTGGCCTCGTAAAGGCTCAGGGCTGGATGATTTCACTTCCCAGTCGATTGTCGACGGAGATATTGCAAACGTAGGAGTGTCTCCAGTTATCGCTCCTCAGATCGCCGCAATGGTACGTAGGCAGCAAAACCTCGCTATTACCGCGTCAGTTGAGTTAGCAGGTCGACAATCGCCGACACAGGCTGCGAAAGAGGCACTCTTACGATTTGATGACTCTCCATTAGGGGTCACGAATGCTCTTGAGAAGATTATCTACGGGATATGCACCTTTAATCGAGGTGCTCCTATCGCCCTCGTCCCCCTTACGCATTCTCCCGACGTTTGGGCGGACGAGGGGTTACACTTACAGCCAATACTTACAGGCCGACAGAAGAAATCAAACACTTATTGGCTCGACGTCGATTGGACTAAGTTAGGGACCCCGGTACCCTACCTCCCAAGTATATACAATTTAGAGGCGACGGGGATCCCTAACTTCCCCTATTGGTATCGGACAATATTAGGAAATCAAGCTATTTGGGTCCTCTTA